CACCCTCAATGGGACTAGCCGGCGGGGTGGCGGTGGATATAAACGCGGCGGCACCAGTAGCTCCGGCAGGACCAGTCGCACCGGTTACTCCGGTCGGGCCGACAACACCAGTGGCTCCAGATACACCAACAGCCCCTGTGGCACCAGTGGCACCAACCACACCAGTCGCACCGGTTACTCCGGTCGGGCCGACAACACCAGTGGCTCCAGATACACCGATAACACCAGTGGCCCCCGTGGGTCCTTGAATACCCGTTGCCCCAGTTGCCCCGGACACGCCAACGACACCGGTTGCCCCGGTTGGACCTTCGCTACCGGTGACACCCTGAGCCCCAGTGGCTCCCGATATACCAATGACGCCTGTGGCGCCAGTGGCACCTGTAACACCGATGACTCCAGTAGCTCCAGAGACGCCGATTACGCCAGTCGCCCCAGTAGCCCCAGTAACCCCAGCAACTCCCGTTGCACCGGAAATACCGATAACGCCCGATGCCCCAGTCGGGCCCTCGACACCCGTTGCACCAGTGACACCAATAGCGCCCGTTGCGCCAGAAACACCAACAACACCGGTAGCGCCCGTTGCGCCAGAAACCCCAATGACGCCCGATGCGCCGGTAGGACCTTCTACGCCAGTGGCACCAGTTGCTCCCGAAACACCAACAACTCCAGACGCTCCGGTTGGACCAGTAGTTCCCTGAACGCCAGTTGCACCAGTTACGCCGGTAGCGCCCGTAACTCCAACAACGCCAGTTGCGCCCGTGGGACCATCTATCCCAGTGACGCCCTGAGGCCCAGTGGCGCCCGTAACTCCGACAACGCCCGTCGCGCCAGTGGGGCCAGTGGTACCCTGAACTCCAGTGGCACCTGTCGCACCCTGAACTCCAGTGGCTCCGCTTACGCCAACTACTCCAGTTGCACCACTGACGCCAACAACACCAGTAGCACCAGTGGCGCCGTCAACTCCGGCAACGCCAGTTGCGCCTGTAACTCCGACTGCCCCCGTTGCACCCGATACACCGACAGGGCCGGAAGCGCCAGTAGGTCCGGCGACTCCGGTTGCGCCAGTAGCACCCTGAGGGCCAACATAGCCCTGGGTAATGGCAGTACGGATGCTACTAGGGGTATTTCCGGAGTGCAGGAAGTGCGCGGTAACATTGCTCGTATGAGTGGTCTCTGCATAAACCTTGACCACTACCCGGTCCGTCGGGTCAATAGCAATTGGACTGGTGGCGACAATTAGGGCTGTGTAGTAATTGCTAGAAGTGGCATTGATTTCCGGACCGTCGAGTTCAAATAAGAATGTCTCAGTGCCGCCAGTATTGCGCTTGTAAACCTTGAAATTTAAATTAGTACTACCACTAGTGTCGCTGACGTAGGCCCAGAAGCGGAACTCGTACTCACCAGCGGGGATTTCGGTAAGATTTGGGTCGCCTGCGTCGGTGGCGAATTCTTCGATAATAACTTGGCCGGCGGTGTCAACCACCACAGCGGTCATGTCGTCCTGTGGATCCGAGTCGGGGGTGTCCGGCTGCAGCGATTCATAGCCGCTGATATCCGAGTCAGCCTGACCAAAGTACCAGACACGACCAGAGGCGCTGATGCCTGCAGCGCCAGTGGCACCTGTTGCGCCGGTAACGCCAACGCCGGTAGCTCCGGTGATTCCTACACCAGTCGCCCCAGTCGCTCCAGATACGCCAATGACACCGGTCGCGCCAGAGACCCCGATTACGCCGGTGGCGCCAGTCGCCCCGTCCGTGCCAGCAACACCGGTAGCACCAGTTATGCCGACGCCAGTAGCACCCTGGATGCCGGTTGCTCCAGTGACGCCAGAGGGGCCAGTCGGGCCATCCACGCCAGTCGCGCCAACTGGGCCGGTTGCGCCACTAATCCCGATGACTCCAGTGGCTCCAGTGGCTCCGGTAACACCGATAGGACCAGTGCTACCCTGGATGCCAGTAGCGCCAGTTGCCCCCGAAACACCAGTGCTGCCCTGGAGTCCGGTTGCTCCAACCGCGCCGGTTGCGCCGGTGACACCAACACCTGTTGCACCAGTGGCTCCGCTGACACCAATTACGCCAGTGGCACCCTCTGGTCCTTCTACGCCAGTTGCCCCCGTGTCGCCGGTAACGCCAGTAGCACCGGTTGAGCCAGTGTCTCCCGTGACACCAGTTGCACCTGAGACCCCGATGACGCCAGTTGCGCCAGTAGCTCCTACGCCAGTAGCGCCAGTGATTCCAACTGCTCCTGTTGCACCCTGGACACCAGTAGCACCTTCCGGGCCAGTTGCCCCTGTCACGCCAGACGCCCCGGTCGGGCCCTCGACACCCGTTGCACCAACGGGACCCGTGGCACCGCTAATTCCAATAACACCCGTAGCGCCGGTCGCGCCAGTCACGCCGACAGGACCCGTACTTCCCTGTACTCCACTTGCTCCGGTTGGGCCTTCGACCCCAGTAGCTCCATCTGGGCCCGCTACGCCCTGAATGCCGGTGGCACCAGACACGCCAACTGCCCCGGTAGCACCAGTCACGCCAGTAGCGCCTTGAATGCCTGTAGCACCGTCAGGACCAGCTACGCCAGTAGCGCCGGTAATGCCATCCGGACCTGTTGCACCAGTCGCGCCATCAGCGCCCTGGACTCCCGTCGCGCCAGAAACACCAATCGCACCAGTTGCTCCATCAGCGCCCGCGACACCTGTTGCCCCAGAGATGCCAGTGACGCCCTGAATACCCGTTGCACCAGTTGCCCCAGCAATTCCAGTTGCGCCCGATACGCCAACAGGGCCAGTTGCACCAGTGATACCGTCAGGTCCAGTCGCCCCCGTTGCACCAGTTGGGCCCTGGATACCAGTTTCTCCGGCCGCTCCGGTCGCACCAGTTACGCCAATCACCCCAGTCGCGCCAGCAGAAGCTATCAACTGCCAGTCAACACCTGGATATCCCGGATAATAAGAAGCAAAAACTCCAGTTAATGTATAATAACTAGAACCAAAATAAGTTACAATATCTCCCGGTGCATAATCTATACCATTTACCCATTCGCCAGTATAGTTCCACAGGGCATCAGCCCCGGTGGCGCCTTGAATACCAGTTGCGCCAGATACCCCGATAACGCCAGTTGCCCCGGTCGCGCCATCAGCGCCAGTAACACCCTCGGCCCCTGTAGCGCCCGAAACTCCAGTGGCTCCAGTTACACCAATTTGGCCGCTTACTCCGCTGGCTCCAGTGGGACCCGCGATGCCAGACGCGCCTTGGGCACCGCTCGCTCCAGTAGCGCCTGTAACCCCCTGAGAACCAATTATTCCAGTCGCACCGATGGGCCCCTCTGGACCCGTTACTCCGGTAGCGCCTTGTGGACCGACATAGCCTTGGGTAATCGCGGTACGAATACTGCTGGGAGTATTGCCAGAGTGCAGGAAGTGGGCGACTACATTACTGGTGTGAGTTGTTTCAGCGTAAACCTTGATAACGATGCGATCAATCTCATCAATATAAATTGGGCTAGTTGCTACAATCAGTGTAGTATAGTAATTACTGCTAAGAGCATTAATCTCGGGGCTGTCGGCCTCAAAAAGTAATGTTTCAGTCCCGACGGAGTCGCGCTTGTATACCTTAAATACTAAATTAGTACTACCACTAGCGTCGCTGACGTAGGCCCAGAAGCGGAACTCGTACTCACCAGCGGGGATTTCGGTAAGCCCTGGATCCTCAAAATCGGTTGCAAATTCCTCTATTATTGCCTGACCACCGGTATTCACTACGGTGGTTATCATGTCATCTTGAGGGTCTCCATCGGGAAAATCTGGCTGCAGCGATTCGTAGCCAGCAATATCCGAATCGGTTTGTCTGAAATACCAAAGACGACCAGTTGCACTAATGCCGGCTGCTCCAGTGGCGCCAGAGACGCCAGTTGCGCCAGTTACGCCAGCGGGCCCCGTGGGTCCAGCAACCCCAGTGGCTCCCCCGGGATCGCCAGCAGGGCCCTGCGGACCAACTACGCCAAGGGTTAATAATTGAACTACCGGATCGGTGGTAACTACAACAACTTCTTCATTGCCCTCTGTTTCAACCGAAACATTGACAATAGTGTCTGAAATCTGTACGATAGCGTCAGGCATTCGCGTCCTCCGGCGCTGTCAGGCCCGGATCGATTGTCACGGTGCCCTCCAGCCAGTAATCACGCGTCAGGTCAGCGTACTTAACCATCAGGTCCCAGAAAGCCGCTTTTTTCAGGGGGGTTGTCTCTTCCCAGTCAAGAATCATTTCAAATTCACCCCCTGCCTGATCGGTCACATTTATTTCAAACTCAGCAATTTTGGTCCGACGCTTTTCGTCCCAAATTTGAGCAAAAACTTCGTGCCCAGTCAGGTTAATTGGCAGCGTAATTTGCCTCTTGAAAGTGGCACGCTGGTATATAGTAATGTCGTACCTTCCTGGGACCACAGAAATAATCCAGCTAGATTAGTTTACCCGCAAACAAATAAAAAAGGAGGCCATTTAGGCCTCCCAGTATTACGGGATCGAAGATCAGATAGGGGTCGCAGTAGCGTTGACGCCAGCCAGGCGAGCAGCGGCACGGCCGTTGATCAGAGCCATGCCACAGTACCACTCAACCCGGGTCACCAGGGTCGGGGAATCGGTAGCTTCACCCAGATCGCGGACTTGAGGACCACCGTTCTGCAGGCCGGTCAGCAGGTCATTGCCGAAGGCAACAACGTAGATGGACTGGCTGCTGGGGGTGCCATCAAGGATAGCAACGTTCTGATGGTCGCGATCCAGCTCAAGAACAGGAACGCCGCCGTAGAAGAGTTGCTGATAGCCGAAATCGTTGCGCTCGATGTCGATCTGACCGTTGGCACGGGCAGTCTTGCTCAGGTGACGACGAGCAGACTTCGACATAACCAGATACTTCTGGCCGCCTTGGGCGTCCACAGCATCCAGTGCCTCGTCAAGCTTGCCGGTATCGAGGGCGCCGCCACCGTTGTTGATGTACTGGCTGGAACCGGAAGGCAGGCGAGCGGCCAGGCCGTCGAACTCGGCAGCGTTGCTGTTGGAGTCACCGTTGATGAACAGACCCTCGAAGGCCAGACGCATTGCGCGAGTCTTGGCTTGGATCTGATAGGCACGAGCTTCGGGGCCTTCCAGGTCCACGATAGCGCGGTCAACTTTGATGTCACCACCGAACAGCTTCAGCGCTTCGCTTTGCTGCTTGACGGTGGCATAGCTCTCGGCGTAGCCATCGTTGAAGGCACGGAAGCCCACGTCGCCGAGGGACTCCTCACGCTTCCAGAACAGACCGTTGCCTTGCACTTCGCGGAAGGGCAGGCTTTGCAGCAGGGGACCGGCGGCGAGTTCGGTAACAATTGCCAGTTCCTGGGGATTGGTTGAGTGCTTCTTAGCCTCAACAAGAGTAAGAGCCATGATTCGTTAAGTAGTTGGATGATTTTGGAGAGGAAAATCGCGTTCGGAATGTCACATTCCTATAGCGCTAGACCCTCCCCGCTAGGTCATCACAACCAGGCCAGGGCTGGGTACTTCAACTTAGAATACCAAACATTAAAAAGGGGCCAGTAATGGCCCCCAGAATATGTCAGATTGGGATCAGCCAAACGCTCGCTGGAACAGTTCCTCGCGGGTAAGCGAAGACAAATCTTCACCAGTAACGCCATTCGAGTCCGTGCCGCCATAGCCGATACCAGCACCAGATCCCTTGTTACCTTTGAAGAAGGTGCCGTAAATCGGGTGATTCTTGAACTGGCTCAGGTAGTCTTCGGGATTGACGCGACGACCTGAATCCTTATCCAGGATCGGATCGCCAGCACTGTCAATCACGGTCACGCTACCGTCGGCTTCAAGACGAAACTGGCCGCCAATTTGGTTTGCCAGCATATCAAAGAAAGATACGCCGTCAGCCGAATCGGTACGACCGCCAGCAGAAAAGAATACCTTCTCAAGGGCATAGCGCTTGCGGAACTCTTGCAGTTCGCGGTGGGCAGCATCTGCCTTTTTCGCAGCCTCAGCAGCCTGACCACCATACTTCTCTTCGAGTAGAGCAGTCCGCTCATCAGCAGCGGCTTTTTCGCGGGCAGCGATCGAAGCTTCCTCCTGCAGCTTGCGATATTCGTCGGGGTTGATCTGTGCAAACTTTTCCAGTTGCGCAGCTTTTTCTTTTACTTCCTTCTCATAAATTTTACGAGCTTCGCGTTCGGATTTCAAAGCCTTTAACAGGTTTTGAACTTCGTCTTCGCTATAAGCTTTGCCTTCGGCAACCTCAATGTTGTCGGGGCTATTATTAGGCATCGCGCTTGTCTCAAGCGACTGTGCGTTGTCTTCGGGCATTGTGCTAGGCGTCACGCCTATAGGGCCAAATAGTGTGCCTATTAGTTATCAGGAAGAAGAGGCAGGCCCAGTGCTTTTAGTGTCTTGTTGGACCATTGCCCAGCATCTGCATACGTATACCACTTGTTATCGCCCAAAGGCCCACTGGTCCATCTGTATAATATAATCACCTGTGTTTCCATTACCGCTCCATTGCTGTTGTATCTAAAATTTCCGTACGGCTGAGGGGCGCCGCTGCAGGTAGATTCTCCGAAGTTGTTAAAGTTGCAGGGAACGCATCCGCAGCAACAGGCGCAAAATGGCGCGGCGCATCCTAATCCAAATTGCAGGCCACAGGTTCCACTGTTAAAGGGGTCCTGGCAGCCACCACAGTTATTAAAAGCCCCGTTAATAGTTATGTAAGGCCACCACCTCCAGATAACAGTTCCGCTGCCAGGATTGCATGTAGTAGAAGTTTGATTAAAAACATTTCCGTCGCTACCAAAGTATTCGTACCAACCGCATGTGGGTACCGGATCGTTTATCCCAATCGAAAAATTAAATACATTAGTTGTACCAGAATAACTTATAGCAGCGGGGGCTTGAGTAGTACCAATCTGCGCTTTCACGGCTTCATAGTTTGCGTTACAAGTTTTCACCAATTGACATCCGCAAACTGATGTAGGCCCCGCAGCAATGTTAACCGTAGCCAGCGCAAGAGCGTCGAGGTCGCCGTTCAGTCGATACGCCCTCTTCACGCCATACTGAACTTGCAGGTTTCCCGTACAGTCCCCGGTTCCATTGCCGCCAAAGCCGCTACATTTAGTTCTACATTGCTGAATCGATGGATCATAGACGGCATTGGGATTCCCAAAGAATGTACCATAGCAACCGCATGGGCTATCGCAATTATAATAGGAGCCCGCCTGTGGACCAACCGTGGCTTGGCATTTTCCCGTCGTGTCACATTCGTTTACATTGGGCGGGCACAGTGCCTGCGGCGTTCCTTGATACGGCATTATCTAGACCACTTATCTTTAGGACACAGCATTTTGGGCGGCCCGGCCACCCATGTTTTTGCCTCCATGAAGCATCCACACTCAGAACATCTTTTTGATTCTTCTATAAAATGTGGACAGGCTTTACATGTCTCGTAGCGCTCCTGCCGGATCTCCCTGGATACCTTTCCGCTAACAACGGCCTGTTTTGCTGTTTGGATAAACCCCTTTGCCATCTGGCCAATGTTTGTTTTTACTTCCGTGTCGTGAGCAGGCTCAGAGCGCTTGGCATATTTGTTTTTTGCGGCCTGTAGTGCCATTCCAGCTATATTCCTCTCTTTCGGCCACGCTGAGCATGGTCCAGTTGGCAGAGCTCCACCGCTTCTGAGGTCTTCGATGGAATTTATCACAAAAATAGAAAATCTGACCTATTATACCGACTAGACCGTTATCCTAAGTATTCCGTTCGCATCCCATACTATCCTGTATTCGTCGCCAACTGGAGCTGATACAACCTCTCCAAAATTAATATAAAATAGTGGAGGATCATCTACTACGGTATCATTGTAGACCATAGCATGAGAAGCTGATAATGTAGCAGTTGATACCGTCCAAACCACGTTATCAGCATCTAGCATTGCGTCGTTAGTGGTTACCTGGGTTACCGCCCAACCAGTGATAATCTTATCGTCTTGTGTGTAACCATACTGAGTTGCTAATTGCGTCGCGCCAGTTTCGGCAGCGGCTTTTGTCGTTGACGACGCCGAGAAAGTGAACGCCGAATATAAATTTACTTTATAAGTATGGCTAGGCAGAAAGATTCCACCAGCAATTTTAGGCAAGGTATGGTCGTAAACACTAATTGCTACGGGCATAATAAATACTTACCTAGCATAAATTACCAAATAAACTAAGCCGCTTACCATGTGCTAAGATCGACTTTCTGCCATTGATTGGTACCAGTTGCTATCAGTAATGCGTCCTCATCCCTAGCAAGTTCGCCGTCGCGGCCGGGCTGAGTCCTATAAGCGACATCAGAAGTACGCGACGCCCTCTCAGTGGGAGCCCATTCCAAGGTGCTAGAATTCCATTTCAGGTATTGATTCGAAAGTGCGGTACTAACGGACGAACCAACGTCATCAAAATCCCTAAACTCAAACGCTGTGGTCTGCCATTGGGCAGAAGTTCCATTGGTTCCCAGAGATAGATGACGATTGGTTGGGTTCGAAGAGGCTCTTATTGGTAGCGAATACAGGCCACTGGTTCCGCTGATCGGAGTATAAAGAGCGGCACCTCTGGTGACCCTGAATTCATCGATGTATCCATTGAACCTGTAGCCAGCGGCAAGCGGTGAGCCGCCAATGGTTAGAGTCGCATTGGTCGATGGTCTAACGGGAGCAGACTGTCCCGACGACAATGAGGTTGTTCCATTCGCAAATTGATACCATTGACTTCCGGTCCAGCAAATCCCAAGATGTATCCATGTATTCAAACCTATTCCGGCTATCGAAAAAGCGGAAAGCCCAGTTGCATTAGCTATATGTATGCTGAGCTGGGCCGATGTATTTGTTCTAATGATCCAATGACTGCCAGTCGGACTCACCGAAACATTGGGCCCACCGGCCATAGCTATTATTTGGTCTGTGTTATAGCCAAGTTGGTATATCCACGCTTCTATGGTAAATGGTGCGTCAAAAATATCCACAGCATTTGGACTTCCTACGGTCAGGTAAGTCCCGTCAACATTATTGAAATAAGCAGAAGTTCCACCAAATTTACTCTGTGCCGTAGTAATCAATGGTGAGCCATTTGGCGTTACAGGCAGATTATTAAGGGAGCTGTCTGAAAAAGTGCCGTCAAAGTGCAGTAATGCTGCTGTTGGGCTTTGAATCGGCAGCAATGCTTTAATTGCTTCCGGAACGGTTGATTTGCCAGTTCCACCTTTCGCAATTGAAACAGTACCTGATATTTTGCTATTCTGAATAGTTCCATCTGGTATTTTGGCCGTGGTAACTGAATTAGCGTTCAGCACCATGCTCGACGGGCCTTCGCCGTTATTGCTGACTGTTATAGAACCTTTGTTTTCATTTTTTATATAACCAATAATTCTTTCACTGGAATTATTAGCATCTAAAGAATGTAGATAAACACTGCCAGCCTGCCTCTCGCATACTAGTTCACCAGGCAGGCAAGCATCTGTTCCACCCGGTTCGATTGCAGCAGCTATCTGAACCTCGGAATCTGCTGTGCTCTTGTGTGCTATATGCTCGGACTGGATTGTCATCAGGGTCTGGGAGTAATTAAATTTTATCCAGTGGCCTAAGTCAGTTTACCCGTTCGGGAATGTGGCAGTAGGTCTGACAAAATCAGACACGTATCGGGCTACACCTTTAGTGATCCGCAGGTCATCAATGTACCCTAGAAAATTTATACCAATAGCGCTACTGGTAAGGCCGGTTACATCTACCGTACTATTAAAAGAAGGCGATACAAAGGAAGTTGAACTACCGCTGGCGATGTTCTCCTGAGAGCCGTTAACGAATATCCTGCATGTGCCTGAGCTTCTGGTGAATGCCACATGAACCCAGGTATTGAGATAAAGCGCTTGGGCGATATCTACACTGTATATATCGGAAAGAGTGCCAACGTTGAAGCTTGCTTGCAACCTGTACCCAAATCCAGCATCTCCATACCTAAAGACAAATCCAGAGCCACCATAATTAATAGAGAATATTGTTGCATTATTTGCGTAAACATATGGCACGGCGCCACTCGTATTGGATGTGACGTAAACCCAAGCTTCAACTGTAAAATCACCTGTCCCAAAAGCAAAGCCACTTGGTGTCCCCGTCGAGAGGTAGTCGCCAGTACCGTCAAAGAAGGCGCTCGAGCCACCAAATTTATTTCGCGTTGTACTGATTTGAGCGTTGCCGAAGGGAGTTATGGTCAGGTTGTTTAAACTGCTATCGACAAATGTCGTGCTACCATTCGTGCCATTCGCACGTAATAACAAGCTAACATTACTGAAATTGGGATCAGTTACTACTGGATCTGAAACGTCAGGGAATGCGGTAGTACGCGGGACAAAATCACCCACGTAGCGGGCCACTCCCCTTGTGATGCGAAGATCGTCAATATTGCCCTGGAAGTTTGTGCCAATAGTAACATTCGTTAGGTTGGTTACGTTTGCTGTACTTGTAAAGGAAACGAATTGGAAAAAGGCTGAGCCAGTACCTACAGACAGATACTGTCGATTACCATTGATGAACAATCGGCAAACATTTGAGCTTCTTGTGAAGGCAATATGAACCCAAGTATTCAGGTATGTAGATTGCGAAATATTCGCGTAGTAAGTATTGGCCGCCGTGGCAGAGTCAAGGGTTACCTGTAATCTGTGCACATATGGAGAAGCACTATCCGCATACCTGATAGTAAGGGAGGTACTCCCATAATTCATTGTTAGTATCTGGGGAAAAGCTAAGGTGCTAGCCGTGATACGGACCCAGGCTTCGACGGTGAAATCCCCAGTCCCGAAAGTTAGGGCACTTGTTATTGCGGGAGAAAGAAAGTCGCCCGTTCCGTCGAACAGCCCACTCGAGCCACCGAACTTGCTTTGAGCAGTGCTAATCTGCGCATTGCCGCTGGGAGTGACTGTCAACGCGTTAGGGCTGCTATCCGTGAACGTGGTGCTACCGTTGCTACCATCCATGTGCAACAGGAGGCCAACATTCGCGAAATAGGGGTCGGTTGACGACTCTGCTGGCACCGCTGTTGGGGCGGGTGGAAACGCGAAAGCCCTGGGCGTAAATGCTGTCCAGTAGCGTGCAACTCCTTTGGTTATCCTGACTTCATCTATCCAGCCCAAGAAAACATTACGAAAAGTGCCAAGACTGGTAAATGGCGTCATTGCCCCAATTCTCATAGGGGCAGTAGTCGCTGGGCAGAAGTCTGTGGTTATCGAAGTGTCTGTTCCCACCTGTGTTCCATTTACAAACAGGCGGAGCACGTTACCATTACGCACCGCAGCAACGTGGTACCATACGCCCGCTGTCGAGAACGCGAAGGCACCCGAGGCTGACCCCTGCGTGCCGCCACCGCTATTGAAGCCCCAGGCAAATTGCAGGCTACTAGTGCCAGCATAAAAACTAAAAACGTTTTCAGTAGTTGAAGCATTGGATTGAGAAACTATAGCGTAGGTACTCGGTCCCTGGGCATTGACTAGAGTTGGCCTGATCCAGGCTTCTATTGTAAAGTTTCCAGTACTAAAATGATGTATGCTACTTGCCGGGAAGGTTACAAAGGTACCATTACCAAAAACACCCTGGTCCTCGACGCCATTGAAGTATGCACTTGCCCCGCCAAACTTGCTTTGCGAAGTGCTAATAAATACTGCGCTTTGAGCCGACTGCGTTCCATCGAACCCGTACTGGCTATTATCGACGAAGCTGTTACTGCCATCGGCATTATCAAAGTGAACGAGTAGAGTGGTATTGTTAAAGAATTCGTCAGCGACTCCAGCCGCAGGCGGATAAGTAAAACTAGCAGTCGTAATCGAAGGTGACCTTAGTAGCGTGTAATTCCATGTGCTGTAAGGAGTACGTCGCCATGTATTTGTCGCAATACAAACATAAAGATATTCGAAATCTTTAGATATTTGGCCAGCCTTTCCGGGCGCATTTGTACTGGCTGGAACTGGCCAGGATATGTTTTCAGTTGGAACCCAGCTAGAGTTGGTTGAGTTCCACCTAAGGCACTGGTCGTTTTCAGCGATAGTCTGAGTTAACGCGCTATTAACGATCTGGGCTCCGCCAACGGAGGTTACGGTCAATGCATTAGTGCTAGAATCTGTAAATGTTGTTGAGCCACTGAGTCCATCCATTCGAAGCAATGTACTAACACTGGACCAGTTCTGGTCATTGACTCCTTCTCGGAAGGGTGCAGCAGGTATAAAGTCGGCACTGTAACGAGCAACGCCTTTTGTGACCCGGAAATTGTCCAGGTAGCCATTAAGGAAGTAAGAAGCCCCGTCACCCAGTCGCCCTATTACGCAACCAGTGGCGAGCGACAAGGTTACGCTATATGAGTACTCCGAATCCCTTATCCCATTAATATAATAGCGCCATGTCGTACCGCTTCGAGTCAGGGCGATATGATTCCATTGATTCAAAGGAATTGTAGATACCGATAACCCTCTATCGGCACCATTCGAGAAAACCTGAAGCTTGCCCGTCGAGGTGATGTACCACACCATTGCGTTGACCCTTGAGCCCACTCCACCGATCGGAATAGTATCAAAAAGTGAGTAATTATTATAAGAAGTCATGTATATCCAGGTCTCAACCGTGAAATCACCCGTCCCGAAGGCAAGGACAGCATTTGCCGGTAGAGTTAGATAGCTACTGGTACCATTGAAGAAACCAGCATTGCGACTAGCCGTGACAAGGGTATTTACATCGTTTAAAGCATTTATCGAAACATTACCACTGCCGGATGATAATCCATAGGTTTGCCAAGTAATATTCGAGCCATCCGTAGTTAGTACCTTGTTTGTATTGCTGGCCTGACTTGGCAGCAATGCAGTAATGGCAGCATCTCTTGTAGTTTGGCCAGTGCCACCTTTCGCGATTCCTATCGCGGCCGATAATTTTGTATCAACAATGGTACCGTCGAGAATTTTTGAATTGGTAACGGCACCGTCATTCAAGACAAAGCTGGTAGATCCATAGCCATAGTTGGTTACTGTTAGAGAGCCTTTGTTCTCGTTCTCAATTCCAGCGCTTAATTGAGCAATTGTTTTAACCGTTGTTTGTGCAAGCATCCTGACTTCCCCATCTCCCCTATGTATTACAACTTCTCCTTGCCGCAGCGGATCCGGAGGCGCAAATAGACCCAAGAGATTGCTAATTTTTGCACTACCATTTGGTGTAACAGTTAAATTATTGATACTGGAGTCCGTAAATACCGTTGAGTCATGAGGGCCAACCATGTGAAGTAACAGGCTGACATTAGAAAAGTACGGGTCGTTAACTCCCTCGGGGAAAGGTCCAGTCGGGAGAGTAAAGTTAGTGCTGTACCGAGCTACTCCTTTGGTAATTCGAAAATCTTGAAGATTTCCATTAAAAGGAAGTGGACCAGTGTTTTCGCTTGATCTTCCTATTATTGCACCAGTGGCGAGCGATAAGTCTACGCTATAAGTGTATTCAGTAGCATCTTTAATTCCATTTATAAAATATCGCCACGTCGTGCCGCTTCGGACGATGGCAATGTGATTCCACTGGCCCGCCAGCAATGCCGAGGTAGACATTCCTCTGTAGTTGCTCGCAGAATATATATTAATTCTCGCATTAGCCTCTACAATAATTAGCATCGCGTTATTTCTTTGAAAACTGGTGCCTATTGGTTGCGTATCAATAATCGTACGAGCATTATTCGGTGCGCCTAGATAGACCCACGTTTCAATTGTGAAATCAGATGTCCCCATGGCGAGGACATTGTTGGCCGGCAGAGTTAAATAGCTATTAGACGCACTAAAGGAACCACTCAGTCCGAACGGAGTGAGGTCCGTCACAGTGGTTGCGAGACTATCCGTCGTATTTTTCAGCCTTATCCTATCTGGAAAAACAGACATCTACGATGTATCGCTGAGATAGGATGCCCTAGGTTACGGTAAATGTAAATATGCCATTCGCGTTCCAGCTTATTCGAAATTGTTGTCCATCGCTCACTGACTCTATTGCATCAAAATTCACGAAGGCCACTGGGGGCTCACCCGCGTCCGATGCATTGTACAATATGGCATAAGCCGCCGTTATAGAACCCCCCGCTGCTGTCCACACCGCATCGTCTGCGTCGAACTTTGCGTCATTTGTCGTAACCGTGCTTACGGCCACGTTTGTAAGTGCTTGACCGCCAGTTGTATACCCAAAGCTATTGGCCGTTTCTGTGCCACCAGTAGCGGCTAGGGTTGCATGAGTTCCATCGAACGTTGCTGCCGTTAACAGCTTTACCTTATAAGTATCGGATGGACTATTGCTACCATCAAGGAACCTGAGCAAGGTGTTGTTATAGACGCTGACCGTAACTGGCACCTTAAAAGCCTAAAACTTTCCGGTTAGTTTGCCTAATGATTACTTTAATGGTAGCTCCATCGCTGGCGGAGTGAAGCTACTTGTGTACCTGGCCACGCCATAAGTATAGCGAAAGTCATCAACATAACCATTTAAAAACACAAACGTTGATCTCCCGATGTACAATGGCCCATTGGTAGGATTACCAAGCCATGTAGTATTACCGGTTAAGTTTCCATCTGTAAATATACGTATACGCTTTTCTGCCGCCACATGAGTCATGGCAATGTGATGCCAATTATTTAGTGTTATCGTTCCACCAGTCGTCTGTTGGAAATAACCGTAGAGTCCGCTAGTCTGCTGGAAAGCAAACCTGACACTCCCTCCCGCTACGGGACCAAATGCCCAGTAAGCGTTTACAGAGCTAGTAGTGCCACCACAATAGATTAGAGGAGACCAGAATACGCCACCTGGATACTGATCACTTGCAAAACTTGTACATCTTACCCAACATTCAATAGTGATATCTGTTCCCCACCAAGTAACCAAGTTACCAGGCGGACTTGCAAATTGCAGGGAGGAATTAGTTCCATTGAACAAGGCAGAAGAGCCTCCGAATTTGGACTGAGCCGTGCTCATCGCAAGTCCACCGTTTACCGTGGCTACGTAATTATTGGCACTAAGGTCGGTAAATGTTGTACTGCCATTCGCCCCATTCATCGCGTAACGCAGCGATACACTCGAAAATAATGTGTCCAGATAGCCAGCCTTGGGGGGTGCTGCCACCACGGCTGTGTCTTTTGCTGGTGGGAGGATAATATTCGCCTGACTCGGCTTCTGCTTTAAGGCAATTGTCATGCGGTATGCAGGATTGCCGTCGGCAAAGGTAGACGATGCATACGTTAGATCGGTAGAAGCAACGCCTGGAGTAAATTTCCTTCCCGCGTGAGCCTGGAGGGATCCGCTAATGAAACCCGTATCACTGGGAGACCATTCATAGTCAAAGTATAGCGGTGATTCCAGCGTCCCAGGGGTTGCGGTCATGCATCCTCCAGCAGTAGTACAATTTCCACCTTGATGGAGTAGATAAAGTACTACACAATTAGACGTAGTAGTAGTGATGCTTAGAGGTTGCTTGGCCCCTGGAGTCGTGGCGGTATTAAAAAGGGAGGTGACTGCATCTATCGGATTGGTTGTAGCAATATTTCTAAATACTATTATCTGGGCATCTACATCATAACTACTGGCTTGAAATGTAAAAACAGCATTGGGTTCAGCGCTGCTAGCCGCATATTTGTAATATACTCGAGTTCCCGATTGAAAGTTAATATCCGTGCGCAATACATTAGCAATAAGCACCCAACCGGTCGGGGTTGGCGGAGATGCAACTCCAGTGGCTCCAACTGTCTGTATAACAATTATGCCAATATCGCCAGCCAGGTGACCCGCAGGCCATGGGACTGAAATAGATGTCGGAATATTGTAAAATACTTTCGCTCCAACGCCTACAAATTCAGGAATAGGTGGACCAACTTTTGTCGGAGCAAGAGTCGAGGCAGTAGAGCTAATTATCAGTGGCACAATCTGAGCATAGTTCCATGTCGACAATGGCGCTCTCTTCCACCTGTTGACACCAACGCAAGAGTACAGGTAGTTCGAGTCGAACGCTAGCTGTCCAGGCCTCCCAACGTCCGTTGCCGATGCTGGAACTGTCGACGCCGGAATGTCTTGATCTGGCACCCAATTAGACGTTGTTGAATTCCATACAAGGCAATCCCCATTTACTGGCGGATCAGTTACCGTATCAATATTTTCATATTCATTTAGAATAATCTTTTTCGAATCCCAAGAAAGAGTGGTTCCGTCGGTCGCGAGAACCTTGTCAGTATTGCCAGCCTGGGAAGGGAGTAGTGCATTTATCGCCGTTGTGGCAGTCGTTTGCCCGGTACCCCCTTTCTCAACGCTTAGTGGACTGGCGAACTTGGCATTGGGGATACTTGCGTCAGGAATATTTACAGCAGTTACACTGTTATCATTTAAAACAAAACTAGAGGATCCTTCGCCGAAGCTTGTAACAGTTAACGACCCCTTATTCTCGTTCTTTATTCTGGCGCCTACCTGAACTACGCTACCGGATATACTTAAAGAATAAAGGCGGAACCCGTCAGATTCTCTATACATCAATAACTCACCCGGGACCAGGGGACTTATTGATCCAGGCGCTACCTCTGCGATAAGAGTAGAAGTACCGGTTGTGCTATTTTTGAAAACAATTCTTTCAGGAAATAGCGCCATATTATTTTAATATCAAATAGTATGCCACCCTAGCATCCCGGCTCCGACGTGTTCGATACACAGGTCAGGGTTGTAGGGTCGCACTTTTCGCACGGGGGACAATCGGAGTTACAGCGACATTTGGCGAAACAGGCTGCCGGTGGCGTCCATGTCTGACATTTTTTTATGTAGTAAGTTGTTTCGTTAGTGACAGGATTGTAGAAGTACCCAGCTTTAGTATTGGTATATCCTGCAGGCGCTGTTGGGGGAACCCAGTTCGGATCGTACGTACCTGCGGATGTTGAGGGGATCGTTTCACACAAAATGAGTTCTCCGGGCTGTTGGCAGGCCTCACACGGCTGATCTACCAGCACCTGTTGGCCATTTATGGAGACACTTTTTAAATCAGAGGGTATATAAGATGCGCAATACTTTACGCCAGTTAGCACTCCACATTTTGTAAGATTTTTACACGACCAGCAGGCTGGGTCGGGGTACCACGAACCGTCGTCCGAGCACAGTTCGCAAACGCGTGTTTCATTGCACCAACAGGGTCCACTATTGGATATCTGGCACTGTGATCCGCCATTTCCATCGCTTTGGCAGGTTGAGCACTCATCGCAATAGTTGCCAGCACAGCCATCCGGTAGCGGACCGTTTACATTGTTTTGATAAAATGAAGTACAGAATGCATTGCATTCCTTTTCTGGCTCAGGGCATTCGCCACAATTGCATATTATATATCCTGGACCGTATCGACAACACCTGGTGCCACAGCAATCTTGCGCAAGACACGAAAGCCCTGGCGTAGACTTCCCACATTCCGTTCCACAAGTAGTCGTACCGGTGCCGCAATCCTCGCTAGCTTTTTGAGGACCAAGAAAAGTACACTTGTTGTTTATGCATGCATATCCAGATGCGCATTCTTCTGTGTTATAGCACGCGGTTCCTCCTAGAATCGCTCTGGTTACGCCAGTTGTCAGGAACTCCGAGGCGGCTTCGGACCTCGCTTTATTGTAAAACCAACTAGAGAAGGAAGCCATGTCAAGCCTTACTACTGATTCTGCAAGGTGATGGTACTGGCGTTGACTATCAAAGTACTTAAGCTGCTGCTCGCATCAAAACCGAAATCGGTATAGGCTACCAGCTCATCCGCCGATGACGCTCCTCCCCTGGACTTATAGTAAATACAGCCGCGTGCAGTAATTGAGCTGTTATTCCACGAGACAGCAGGAAAATCGATCACTACTTTATCATTGGCAATGTTTTTGGTCACCGCTGTAGCGAGAATGACGCCACCCGCTATGTAACCAGGACCAGTCGCTTCATTAGTTATGTCAGAACGCTTTAGATGAGTATCTTTATTTGGTGTATATGCACTCGTTACCAGCATTATCTTGAAAGTGTCAGTGTCAAAGTCGATAGCGCCGCGAGCAATATCGTCAATGGCCGAGTTATAAATCAGAGATGCCATGAGATTGTTCTACTTTGAGAGTTCTAGTAATTAGGGAATGGTAAGGCGGGCGGCGTAAACGAGCCCGTGTAGCGCCCGACCCCCTTGGTCAGTCGTACTTCGTCCATGTAGCCCTGGAATGCGGTCCCGACCGCTCCGGCCTCTCCTGGGATGGTGCCAATCGCGATCTGGGGATTGGTACTAGGTCTGGCCCGGGCCGCTAGCGCAAAGGTCTGACTTACGCCATTGATGGCCAGGTGGGCGTTCGAGCCGACGACAGATACAGACAAGAACGACCAAGCATTATTTGGCGCAAAGACGCTACCGGTAGAGGCAACACTTACTGGGGTTCCTGTATTGTTCGCAAGTTGCAAATTGATAAAACCTGTAGAGGTAAGCTGAATCAGGGTATGGATTCCAGTAGTGTTGTTCCAGGCGACACCAGTTCCACCTGTGGACATGATTCTGGAACCACTGGCCTTGGAAGCCGTTGGGTATATCCAAGCCTCAAACGTGAAGTCGGAAAGTACAAAGTCAAAATTAACGTCATATGCACGGCTTAGGAAGTCGCCAGTACCATCGAACAGCGCAGATGCTCCGCCAAATTTGCTCTGGGTAGGATTCATCTGAACGTTGCCATTCGGAGTCAGGTTCAGTGCAAAGGCACTGCTGTCCGTAAACGTAGTACTGCCAATAGCTCCATCCAGGTGGAGAAGTAGGCTGACATTAGAAAAATTCGGATCACGAACCAGGGGCCAAGTACTAGCCCTGATTTGTAGCACCTGTTCGCGACCTGTCCATACCCCTGAGGCAGTGGAGAGATTAGGGCTGCGCAGCGCCCCGATAAGGCCACCATTGAGCCCAATCATCAGTTAATCTCCTCGTAGCCAATGACGAGTTCCAGGTCACCAGCCGCTGATGCTATGGCCCGCAGGCTATCACCTTCCTCTAAATAGATATAAGCTTCACGAGTTACGAGTAGTTGAGTTGCGTCGGCGGGCACGTTAATAGTTTTAGCTAAATAGAAGTCGGTAGTGCCGTCGTAAATTGTTAGACTGATCTCAGCAGGTACGGCGCCGTCCACATTGGCGCAGTAAACACTATTAATCTTAAATACTTTGCCACTTGCAGCGCTGTTACTTAGCACAGCGGCCAATGACGTTGTTACGGCATAACGAGCTGTTCTGCCGATAATTGCTGTCGGAACTCTGAGATTGGGTGCTGCCATGGTTTAGTCTGCCCACCAATAGGGATAAATGTCGGAATCAGTCTCGTAAGACTGAGCGACCCAGTCTCCATAATAGCTGTCTGTTGGCGTTGTCTGTACGCTGCCCGAGGCCAAAGTAATGGTAAACGTATATTCATAACCACCTACGCTTATATTTAATGGCGGTTCGCCTAATGGAGAGTAGAAGTTCAGATTCGAGTCATAAGGGAGCCCGGTTCTGGAGTCTATCGTCTCGGAGATACCGACAACAGGTTTCCACGTAAGGGTTCCACCGATATTGACGACTACATAGAGTGTTGCCACTGAAACATTAGCGCTATTAGTCGTTACAACAGAGACTATTTGTCCTTCCCTCTCCGGCGGTTGAGTGAACTCAGTGTACACATCCTGAGTTAAAGTTGTGCCAGTGGGAAGCGGTCCTGCACTGAGCCAAGTGTTCGCAGTCGTGCCCTCTTCTAGCTGCCAATTCGCTACATAGACCGATTCACCAGCATCTAATCCAAGTAAGACATAATATTGTACCTGGGGCCTGGAAACGTACCCAGTTATACTGACCCTTTGCCAAACACCAACCGTTGCGCTTACGGTCTTCGAGGCAACTGTCGCAACACCCGAGCCAAAAACATCGTATTCCTGGAATGTAAGCGTTAAGGTAGGCGCTGGACTGGCAGGGGTCACTCCCCTTACGTAAAAGGAAAATGTATAATATTTTGGATTGACAAAGTCATTGACTCTTACATCTACTACGAATGTTGAAGCTCCGGTCCATTCATCACCGGTAAGCGCACCATCTACGGGACTTGCTATTACGTTTTCTGTATACGTGCCGCTGATTCGGCCGCCAGGGGCAACCGTTGAGTTCTTCTGCAACTGATTGATAACTACGTCCTCGATTAGCTCATAATAAGGCGCGGGAGGGGCTTTCGGAAGCACCGGGACCGCAGTCGTTCGTACGGAAGCCCTGGTAGAACTATTGACCGCCAATATCGGTTGATTGATTGGCATTAAGTTACCTTGATGTAACGAGCTCCATCGGCACTGACCATGTAAAGTTCCACAACATCCAATGTGCCGTTATAAAACCCAACAAGCAGCCCAGGACTTGCAGCGGGGGTTATCGTGGCAGCCAGGTCAGGGCGAGTGGGTAGCATGGATATCGTTACATCTACATCTTCGTAGATGGGTTGCGAGCTAATATAGCCGGGATCAATTGGCATCGTTACCAGTTGCTATAGTAAATACCGTTAGCGAACGTTAGCTGTACGGGCCTTCCCGCTGGGATCGACGTTATTCCCAGTCGTCTTGTTACGTATTTCTTCTGATTATAAGCAACAATACCTAGGCCGTAGTCATTTAATTCCACCCACGTACCCGTCACGCTACCTTCGAAGTCGCCCTTGATCGGCGATCCACTCTCCCTGGTCGAGATTTCGGCAACTCTATTCGCCGTTGAGATCTCCAGTAGCGAATTGATGAGTTCCATTACACAGTATAGTAACCAAATTGCTTGAGGTCAAAGTAGAAAACAGCTTGGTTTCCATTGCCAAGGTTTATGGTGCTTTCGGTTTGAGCAACCGAAACCAACTGCCCGCCGCCAGTTGTCACAGTTGCGACCGAAAAGACCAAGTTCGCACTAGCCGTAACGGTTGCACCAGATTGATCAAGTGCTGCCTGCGTGATGTTGATGGTGTCGCTGGCGGTATAACCATAACCAAAGTCATCTATGCTTACAACCCAGTCACCCGTAGATGCGCCAAGATTACTTACGGTTAAGTTAACTGTAAGACCCTTGCCGCTACCCGAAGTCGTCGTTGGCAGGTTCGTGTATGTACCGTTAACACCAGCGGAGGGTCTCCCCGTGACAGTGCCCAGCGTTAGCGCGTTCCCATTACCACGGCATAGTGCAACATGGGAGAAGGTCAGACTGGTGCCGGAACCATCATGCGTAAACACTGCTCCTTTCCGGGCTAGCCCAACGCCGTCATCAACGTAACCAGCAACATCGCCAGAGACATACTTAAACGTCTGCCTAACATATCCGCCCACTCCATACGCCACTTCACTCGACAGAAAGGTCGTATCATTCGTGGTGCCGGGTGTATATGATGTTCCTGGCAGGTTTATTAACCTTGCCTCAAAAATATTATCCACGAAGCGATTAACGACCTGAGTGTTCAGCTCAGCACTCGATATCTTGGCCGCTATCGTCATCTTAGTAAATTAAAATCAGCGTAGTTTTCCTATGCGCCAAATAGGTTGGCGTTAATTAGCGTTGCTCCAGCAGTCACGAGGGTTCCATTCGCCCCTATTGGCAGGGATCCAGTAGCAGTTAACGACAACAGATTGCCCGGTTGCAGGATAAGACCCGACACCCAGCAGGTCGATGTCCAGCTAACGGCGATGTCTGTTGGGACAGCAGGTGTCAAGATAGAGGTTGACTCGCTGAAGGGTAAAACAATTTTCGTTCCAAAATGAACCTGGATGACGAAGGCGAGCGGACCAGTCGTCGTGTAAGTTTCACCAGTAATGGCCGGAGGTGTTATTACGTTGCTCGGTGGTGTGGGGGGATCTTCGTCAAGTGACGGTATAGAGTTTCCCTGCAGGTTGGAAGGCACTGTCAGCGTGCCGTTGGAGTCACCGACCCATATGCCATTAGTCACTACGGCTGTTTCTGTTTGGGTGACCCCCCATGAACAGGCATCCATGCGCAGGGCAAGTATCTTGCCTTTCTCTTGGTCGACGAACCTAAATGGCATCCCGGGACGCCAGCCTGTGACGATTTCGGGCCTCAAGCTTTCTCCGATCGTATACCCTAGCGAATCGCCCTTAATGAATCGGATGAGGTAACTCGAATATACATCAACGGCAGCCAGTATCTCGTCAGCCGTTGGCAGCAGCAGCGGGACGGGCATTTGTTCCTCGACCACATACGGACCAGCTTCTACCGGAGGTTCAACATATGTATTTACGAATATCGGATATTCAGCAGTCCTTTCTTCGGTATTGGCAGTTGTCTGAGCAACGCTGTCGGGGGCCAGGGGCGCCGCTGTTATCGTCCTGGACCTGCGGCGAGTCCTGGTGAGAGTACCGTTCAAAGCATCCAGCGAGGCACGGAATATTCCTGTCTGCTTGTCGGCAGAAGATGTCCAGGTATAAGTGTCCTCGATATTAACATCATCAACATAACTATTCTCTGTGACGGTTCTAGAGCTTCTGTAAAATACACCATTAGGCGAAGATACGGAGACATTTGAAGTGGTGTCATGAATATTCAATACACCAGACTCCCCTTCTCTGATTTCCCCTCCCACGACATCAAAAACCAAATACGCAGGTGTAGTCTGATAACCAGGGGGGCCGGCGGTGTAGGCGGGGCTGTAATCCCAGTAACTTACCTTGCACTCCGCTGGCCACTCAAAACCGGAACTCGTTGTTATGTATGCCACCGGCCATGGGCAAGTGAGTACATAATATTTGGTTGCTGGATCATACACAGGAGAGCACACTGTAGCTTGGTTTTCGGCTTTTCCTAGGATCGATCCAATAATTATAGAACTTTGACCGTTAGAATCAAGTGGCGACAGGTATACGCGCTTTCCGTCAATGTAATACGCACCCCTGGTCGTGGCGAGCACATCGCCTATCGATAACGCTCTTTTATTGTAAGTAAGTGTCGTTCCACTTCCGACTCTGACAGTTCTAGTGGTACTACCATTTATATAGTTAATTTCCGAAAACTCTCGAGGCAAGCCGTCTACCGAACCTGCCCGCCAGTCAAATGGCTGAGCGGCGGTCAATATATTGTCATAGTTGTCGACAACTGTCTTAACCAGCTCTCCGGCAGGGCCGAAATAGCTAGTGGTTTCCGTGTACCCCTGAAGGATTTCATTCATTCCCTCGAAAGCACAGGATCCGTTTGGATTGCAAGCCGTGGCCCATGTGTAGCGGCAATAGGCGAAAAGGTCCGAAAAGTACTGACCATTCAACTCTACCGCTGGGCCATACTTATAAGAGGTAGATTTATTGTTCTGATTGGCGGGGCCTTCGTAGTAGGTAAGGTCAATGACCCTGTTGTAAGCCTCCAATATAGTGGGCTCCTCAGAGGTCTGGTAACCCTCGTTACACGCGATCAGATCAGGATTTCCCGCCGGTTCGCCTGGAGAGTTGCCACAAGCACTGGTCCTGCCCGCCACCGTTGACGTTGTGCTCACACCATCGATGCCGCCCAACCCTGCGCCTATTCTCGCGAAGGTGGTAGCCGGATACTGGATGAAATAATATGACTCTGTTATTGTCTCTTCGATCTTGCTGGACTCTGATCCCAACAGGCCTGCGGCAACCTGGTACGCAAGTTTTACCGTGTCAGGGATGGCTTCGCCGCCCAGCATTGGCCTTGCCGATATTGCCGTAGACTGCAGCACGGAGACCCATTCGCCGGCAGCAGCAAGATCCGGGGTGTCGCCATCGAAGAATGTAACAACTTGATAGCTTCCTTGGTTGTCCTGATAAAGGCATTGACCAGCAGAAGCGAAAGAAGCTCCGCAATTACTCAGGTCCTGGCGTTCCGGCTCCAGGGGCAGTGGAACCAAAGGCAGTATCTCCGATGGATCATCGTTCAATGCTGCAAGCGTTAGCCTACAGCCAATATCTATCTCCAGCGAACTCGATTCTGCATTGTATCCCGTGGAAATCACATACAGATACCCCCTGGGATGCCGTATGGAGGCAGAGGTTACGGGATCCTGTATATCCAGAATTACAGGGACTCCCCTCTTGAACTGATTTCTTTCATAATCGCCCAGGCTTTGACCTGCCGGATTCTCGCCAAGGACGACCTGACCGGTGGTGGAGATTAATCCGTTCTTGAAAGCACTGGAATCAGAAACCTGCCACGACAAAAGATTTGAAGTATAGTTAACTCCACCTATTGTAATCGAAGCAACTCTTGCCTGATTTACAAGATAAGCCATATCAAATCTCCGTCAGACCAAAAGAGACAAGGGTCATGGCTGGTCCAAATTTTTGATAGCTGGGAGAGGTGGTAAAGATAGCATTCGTAGTGATTGAAGTGCCGAATGTCGAATCTATTACGCCCAGGGCAACAGCCAATCCATCGGCGCGATCGGCGTCCCAGGCTTTGTACATATCGTCAAAGCTTGCAGCCGTTGCGTTCATTAGCGGCGTTGATATCGCCCATATATGACGCTGGTTATATGCCGGCCCCGTCAATATCGCCGATCCGCTCACCGAGAAGTTGAAATTAGCCGATTCTGCATACGACCTGGGGATCGTATCATCGACGAATTTATCCAAGACGAAATTATATACCGTAGACGCCGAAGATGTAAACGATATAGCAATAGTTGACATCTTTTACGCAGCGCTGGGCTAGTTTGCCAAAGGCGGCATATTAGCCAGTGCTCTATATTTGTTTATATTATCGAGATCGTAGCCGCCGAGATACCGGTGCTTGTTGTCCGCAAAAGCCTGTCGGAAGCTATCGATGGAGTTCACCGCAACCTCGAATACTCGATCAAACTCACTAAGCAGCATGGCCACGACTTCCTCTCCGGGGGAGTCACCGTTGATTGCCTTTTCCACTGCAATCCTGCAATACGCTAAGCAGTACATCAAATCCTCTTCCGACATCTCCTCTATTGGGCACTCTGGTAGTATCGGTCCTGGCACGGCGAGTGCATTTTCCCAGTAGACTTTAGCAATATCTTCCGGTGAACCAAAAACAAACATTAACGATACCTGTTGCGCTTGATTTTGGTTAATTCTACCAGAATATCGGAGGCTGCTTTTGTTGTGTTAGCCGACTGAATCGTCACGTTGTTCGTAACACGTCCCTGGGGGCTCCTCAGGGCGGCTCCGAGCATCTGAGAGAGGGAATTATCGCGCCCGGTCGAGGAGCTTCCCACAGCCGCAGCAGCGCCCGTATTAGCGCGTATCCCACCACTCGGAATATCGAGGCCAGCAGTGATATGAGCCGGAATGACGGTACCGGCGCCAGGGGCCGTCCATTCGCCCCAGGCAGGGGCGTTGATATAGGACAGCTTGCCGGAACGGCTGAGGAATGCCTCTTGTCCCAGCTCGTTGACCCTGTATGTTGTACCACCGGTCGTTGGTCCACCAGACGCCAGGCCGGCAATGAATTTGAAGGCATCCCAGATGGGCGGTGTAGCCTGTCGCTGGCGCTGTTGCTGCTGCTTTTGCTGGGCCGGAGTTGGTCCCTTCGGGGCTCCACCGGTTGGCGTTGGTGTGGTGACGCCACCGTCATTGCGAAGTCTATTAATTTCGACGAGTAGATTTCTCTGCTTCTCAAGTTCTGTTGTAATGAACTCTTCCTTCGTGAGGGCGCCACCGGTGGCTTGTAGTTGCTCCCACTTTGCTTTCGCAATGTTATTGTTTGATTGCTCAATTAAAGCTTCCCACTTTTGAACTGTCGCCGTTGCAGTTTCCTTAATTCTGGCAATCTCCTCTTCAACTGCCTTTAAATTAGCATTGTATGTGTCTTTCTTCTTCCGCTCATCCTCTTCGAGTTTATTTATTTTGTCTTTATGCGCTATCTCAGCGTCTCGAGCCTCATTCTCAATCCTTCTTTCCTCTCTCGTCCGCTCGTCTTCAATTTGCTGCTGTTCAGCCTCCCTTCTCTTCTGATTCGCGGCCTGCTCGGCCTTGATTTTGTCTATCTGTTTCTCCCTTTCAATCCTCTCAAGTTGAGCCTGTGCCCTGAGCCGATCCTCCTGTGTCTCGCCCTGCGCTGCTTCTTTCTTTAATTTACTAACCTCCAGAGCCTTTAGCTGACTCTCGGCAGGAGTCGGCCCCGTCAGCGCAGCAATTCTTGCATCGTATATCGCATTCTCTGCAGCCAGTACACGATTTAACCGCTCAAGCTGATCATCATAATATCGCTTTACCCCGGTCTTGTTAGCGTCAATATTGCGCTTCTCCAGCTCCCAGCGACTCTTCTCCGCCTCTTTTAATTTTGTAATGTTATCAATATCTTCTTTATACTTGGCTTCCAGAGCCGTTTTCCGCTTTTCGGGTCCGATGAGTGCCGCTTTCTCGGCATTCCGTGCCGCATCTATCTCCGCCTGCGCAACTTCTTTTATCGCATTGCCCTGCTCTTCTAGTTTCTTTACTTCCGCGTCGATTGCGTTTGTCACAGCATCGGAAGCTGCCACATTCAGACCCAAGGCCTTGGCTCGCAGAAGTAGTGCGTCTTTATTTATCTCCAAAGCTGCATTTTGCCTGGTCATTTCCTCAATAATCGCGACTGCGGCTTTTCTCTCCTCCTCGGTCGCAAATGTCGATTCCTGAAGTGCTTTGATTTTCGCGTTATTCCTGGAAATTACTTGATCTATGCCATTTATCAATGTGGTATAGACCGGCTGCCCTTCCGCTATTTTCTCCTGTGCTGTCTTGCTTGATTTTGCCAACTTTTCTAGCTCAGCCTCGCCGCCTGCAGCCGCCTCCTGAACGCCAAGAAACGATTCCCTGGATGCATCGAGCTCCTGAGCTAACGCAGCCTGATCGACGGTCGTGAGACCAAGGAAGCGTCGGAAGATATCAATAGTGGCCTGGAAGCGACCAACGCGTTCAATGGCTCCTTCCCAAGCTGCATTCCCAGCCTGTAGTTCAGTACGCAGGCCATCGTAGGAATCTGTCATCGATGTTGCAATGTTGATATTGCTCTTCTTCACCTCATTTGCTTTTTCAACTGTTTTACTATACGTATCCCATACCGTAGCAACCGTCGCAACTACTCCCGCGATGACTGCGAAGGCCGCAAAACCTAGAAGTATATCCTTCAGATTCGACTTAACTGCAGCCATTGCGGCAGCTTGCTGATCCAGTCTTATTCTTGTTTGTCCAACCGCAGTGGCAAATGTGCCAAGATTAGTGGCACCATTCCTTAAAGCATTAGCAGATTCCGTACCGAATTTGGTGAAGGCATTAGTAAGTAGAACCTGCTTAGGGATTAAGCTCCCCGCAGCACCTCCCATCTTACTAAACAGTGGCAAAGGCTTGGTAAGAGCTGAAGTTATGGTCGCCCCAAGGCCGCCAAAGAGATTTGCCAATGTTTTAATTGGCGTTGCAACCAGTGCCTGACTTGCCGCATAAGCTCCAGCAGCAGCCGTGCCAGCACCCTGGGCAGCCGTCAGCCCGAGTGTCGCAGCAGCCTGGGCCGCCAGGGCCCTAGAGGCCGCCACCGATGCCGCAACAAGGCTTACAAGTTGAGTGCTCGCAAAAAGTACGACAGCAGCGCCAACTGCTATCATTATGGGCTTGAATTCAAGCAGAGTATTGACAATTTTAAGTATAGGATCAATTGCCTTGATCAGTACGAGTATTGCTTGCAATACAACGTTTGTAATCTCAAGAATCGTTCCACCAATCGCCTCCAGGACAAGGGCAAGAGTCTTAATTGCTTCCGTCTTAGACAGTCCAGAGATAAAGTCGACGAAGACCGCCCCAAAGCCTTTAAAGATAGCGGAGACTTTTTTGAATTGTTCGCCAAATTGCTCAAGTGATAATTGATTCAACGCAGCAATTTTTGCCTCGGCCTGGGCAATCGTAACATTGCCCGTCGCCACTGCTTTAGCGGCATCCAGAGCACTGGTGCCGAGTTTGCCATAAATCAGCTTTGACTTATCCAGTAATGGCAGGACTTTTAATAGCACTGATGAGGTTACTTCACCAGCTTTAACCATCTCGTTCAACTTTTGAACCGATACGCCAATCGCGTTCGCCAGGTCAACACGGAAGGCCGGATCCGCTTCAGAGATCTGCTGGTTCAATTCTTCAGCCATCAGCTTACCCTTGCCGAAGGCTTGAATCACACCATTCATTATCCTCTTCGACTCATCGGCGCTCTTACCGAAAACGGCAAACCTAGAGCTTAATGCCTGAGTGATCTTGCTTACGTCTTCCAGACTTCCGCCAGACTGAAGGATCGCAGGCGAAAGTTGCTGGAAGCCCTGCCTGACGGTCTTTAGGTCAACGCCAAGGTTCAGGGAAATCCTTGAGCTTTCCGATAGCGCAACACTTGCTCCTTCCAGTCCCTGTCCAATTGCTTGGAATGTTAGCTCTGTCGATTGTATCTGTTTTAAGGCATCGGAAAATTGATTAACGAAGCCAGTGACTTGCTGTATAATAATTGCCAGACTTTGGAAAATATTAACTGCCTGGCTGATGCCTTGACCGAAGTTCAGAAGCCCTTGAAGGTTGAGGTCGCTCTTGAGACGTGACCAGAAAGAAGAAGCGCCAGCCTGTTCAAGTGCCTTACTAAGTGCCGCGACTCGTTGATTGGCTATAACCCATTGCTGGTTTGTTACAGCAATCGTCTTGCCATACTGATCAGTCGTTACAGCGATTCTGGCAATCGCATCACGAGTCTGCTTTGCCTCATTAACCTGTTGCCTTAATTTTGAAAGGCTACCATCTTGAAGTTTATTTGCCTCTACATAATTCCTTATAAGTTTATCTGCCGCTGGATTTATTTCTCTTTCTATGACTTGCGCAATCTTTTTACCGCTACCGTCATCCCTAAAGACTATCTTGGCTTCGATTTCGGTTTGACCGCCAAGACCTTTTTGCAGTAACCGCCTGGCTTCACTTGATCCCCTGGCAGCTAGGTCGAAAAAATCTGACAGTGCGGCTTTCGCCTGACTGGCGTCTCCTACGATGCCTATGGATAAGTCTTTGCCCATCAAGACACCGGAACCTGGTTTAGATTGCCAAGAAAAAACCCCCAAAATGGGGGTTGGTAGCTGTATTCAAGCCAGATTGGAGGTCAGGGAGTGGGGCTAGGAGCGGGGTTGGCGTCAAGGTCAATCCGATAGGCGCCGTAGCCCTGGAGGGTGGCTTCCCAAGAAACGATGGCGCCAGCCTCGATCGATTCGGTGTAACCGGTCAGGGTGCCATAGCCGTAGATGGTCTCGTCGGTGCCCGTGGGGCCCACACGAGCGAACTTCACGCGCAGGCTGTCGGCCACGGTGTTCTGCTCAGCCAGGCGGACGATCTGGTAACCAGCATCCTTAAAGTCGGCAACGCCAGCCAACGACACACTCCAGCTCTTGGAGGTAGGCACCGACAGGTTAAAGCCCTTGGTTTCGTCGTCGTAGGTCAGGATTTCTTCCGAGTTGGTATCGGTCTCAAGCGATGCGTTGGTCAGGCCGTACAGGCGGGCAACCTTGTCAAGGCCGTCCATGTCGAAGGCGGTGCCGGCAACCGTGAAGATGCCGCCGGTATAGGTGACCGAAGAGGTCGGGCTGAGCACGTTGGCGTTAGCGGCGCCAAGGTTCATGAAGGCAGTGCTGGAGGTGCCGGTGCCAGTGCTGATGCCAGTGAAGGCCGTATCTACGTCGGCGGAGGCCAGAGGCATAATGTACACATTATAGCCAAAGGCCGCTGAAAAGTTTGCCATGGGACTGATTTAGCGGGTTGAACCCAAGCGAAACGATAAAGCGGTTACCCCGCTATTATTATTTTGCCAAACTATTGTTATTCCAATTTTAGATTGTGAAAATCAAACCAAAATCGGTGAGTCGCTGGGTATCAATACAAGGGTTTGGACCAAACTGCCCAAGCCATCAGCAGTTGCCAATGTTTCAATTGCTGTAGCCTTTCCAAATATTTCAACCATTCGCCTTGCTGCGTCAACCATTGTCGTACCAGTGGCCGGTGGCCATACTATTAAAAATACCTTCCACGTAATAATCGCATCGCTTGTGTTTGTAAGGTATTTCATATTGTTAACATTTCCAGAATCGTGTATAACTACTTCCAGTCCGCTTTGCGATTTCAGGTTCGGTAGATCGGCGCCCGGTGTCAAGATACTAATCGAATCTATCGGGGTTGAATTCTTAACAAAAGTATAAGATCCAACCAGCGACATGAACTCCGTATCACCAGTCAGGGTGTCAAATATAATGTCAGGAGTAGTCGCAAAATTCTGTGTCACAACTACTCAAAAGCGTCATATTAGCTTGCCTACACAAGGTAAACTAATGCGAACAATCGCATAATAACCATGTCCAGGTTGAAATTCCCTGTACTCCTGACGATTGTTCAAGAGAACTTGTAATCAGATGCCTCTTCGAGCCACGGACTCGGTCACCTGCCCACCGTATGAACGCTCCTCTGATTACCTACTTAACATGTCTGCCCTCACCAGCAAGGAGGCGCGACGGATTTGGCGTAGCTCGATAAAAGAAGCTTGGTCCAATCGTTGCGCCTATTGTGGCAAACCGCCAATTGATGACAACAGCCTAACAATCGATCACGTAAAACCACGCTGCCGAGGAGGCGAAGATCGCAGAAGTAATGTAATCCCAGCCTGTGTTAGCTGTAATCTCGATAAGGGGTCCTCACAGGACTGGCTCAAATGGTATCGGGACCAACAATTCTACACTATTGAAAACGAACACAGGATAAAAGGTTGGCTATCTAATGGCACCGTAATGCCTCCCATGGAGCCATCCGAGCCAACTGATCACTTTATTGGCAACGAAGCGTCTTCAAGTGCGAAGACCGATCCTTCAAATTTTGGCACCCGAACTGTCAATGACTTGCCACACGGCGAAAACACCTCGACGACCTTGTCAGATGCCTCCATGCTAGCGATCAGCATCCCAGTACACTGACCCTCGTCCACTGAAGGGGCTAATATCACAACGAAGTCGCCCACCAGCGCCAATGGTTCTGGCGGCATGGCGTTTTCTGCGTTCGTTTTCAGATCCTTGTAGACGAATAGTGCCCAGGCAGGGAACAACCCCATATCCAATAGTGCCACAGCCGCAGCCCCATACCTCGCCGCTGGCGAGTTTGTTTCCTCCGGATCCTTATAGAAGCAAAAACTCTCAAGCGTAAACGGTTTCTTATTCTTTTTGCGATCCCTATTCATCTCTGCCGTTTGCAGCATCATCAAGGCCACCGGCAGTTCGTATTCATGCAGTTGGCGGCGATGCAATTCCTCGCTCGCCCTTACAGCATTCAACACATAGTCGTATGGCAGATCCCAGAAATTCTCGAGTTCGAACTCAGACGACCCCGGGAACCTGAACTTTAGCGTCCAGTAGTACTCCTGGAATGGGATTAGCCATCCACTTTCTTTCGTGTTGGCTTTTTTTCAATTTCTTCCACACTGAGTGCATTCTCTTCTGTTTCTGCTGCTTTCAATTTTTCAATCGATTTAGCCTCTTCTTCTCGGTAAAGAATCGCCAGTCCTTCGATCAGGTCTGGGTGCTGCTTTACGATGTCCTCAATCTTGAACTCGTTATCGATTCGATTGATGATAAGACAAGCAGCCTGCACCAGGTCAAGCCGATTCTGGGAATTCGTCAGATCCGAAAGCACTTTTTGGATGTCTTCGGCAAATTCAGACTCGATTTTATTTGCTAATTCGTCATCAGCGGCAGACGAGCCAGCGATGATGCCCATGATAATGTTGTAGGAGCTTTCGAGCCCCAAGTTATGAGCCCGCGACACCCGCCGAGCAAGACCGATCACCGAATTCGCGCTTGAATCAGACTGCTGGACCTGCTGTACAAAGTTCTTCTCCCCAGCCGTCAGATATCCCCGACGTTCGATCTCGAGAACACCTGACTCCTCGGTGCCAATTCGCTCAATAATGGGCTTGAGCCGTGGCTCTACAACGAAGGGAAGGCGCGCCATATAGTCTAAAATTAGCGAAATAGTATTCCATTAGCGGAATGCCTGCTCAATCGCCTGCGCGTAGATTTCTTCGTAGTTAAATTCAGGTACCGGCCCGCCACCCAATACAACCGATTCAAGCCATGGCCGCCCGGGAAGATACACCTTAGAGGCGTTCACATTGCCATACGGCAGTATGTAGCCGCCATAATGAACCAGGCCCGCATACGGCACGTTGTATTGTATGTCTATGCGATTACCGGTGACAGTTATCTGTCTCGATGCCATGAGCTTGCCGGTATCGATGATGTTCCTGGTCCCTCCGGTGTCCCACGCCCATACTGCCGCCGATATGGCCTGATCTAGCGCCTCTCCAAGCCTTTCGGCAACAAGCTTTGCCGCCAGAGCTGTCGCCTCGTCCAGGTCCGTCAGCAGGTCAGCCGCATCCACCCCGGAAAGCTTCAGCCCAACGTTGAATCCAGGTATCGTCTTTTTCGCTAAGGAATATCTGACCTGCCTTGATGTCCCTACACCTTTTACTCTTACGTCCCGAAACGGTTTTCCCATTAGTTTTGGATCTCGGTGCCAGTTAGTTGCAGCTCAACACCGCCAATTTCTTGGTAAATAATGCTGTCAATACCGATGCCGCCAAAAATCCCCGAACTACGCTGGATTCTTGCGTTCATTACCGGGTCTTGACCGATCTTAAATTGCACCTCGCGACCGGGAAGCATCCATTCCGGTTGTGTCGTCACTTGGGAAAACGCGAAACCCGACTCGCTGGACGTTCCAAGAACAAAAGTACTCGGTACCGTCGCATAAAGTAACGAATATCCGCGATAATAGAACTGGTCACCACTGGCACCTGGCAGCATTTGACCGTCAAGTTGGCTTTCCAGTGGTATTTTCTTCGATCCAGATGACACACCCGAGTACTGGATGCGTTTCATGAATGCCTTCACCAAGTAATAAGCACTTGGAGTTGAGCTAATCCGTCCATCAGTAACCGACGGGATCCCATCAGCAACCACCAAAAGCCGAGAATTGGCGTACGGCAGTAAAGGTGATGCCATGTCGACACTTTTTCATAGTTTTCCATCGCACCTCTCTTTATAATTTCTTAAGAATTGAAGAAGGGCGAAGCAAGTAACCCGTATTATTTATTGATCATCCGACTCACGACAGAACCGACACGATTGCAACCCAATATGCTGGACGTATGGAGCATATATTGCGTTCATCTTACGTTCCATTTGGCACCCATGACACCAAACCGGCACCGTCTCACTCGTCTCAACGAATGATATCAATGAATTTATTTCATCGGAGTTCTCTGGGTGAACCATAGAGCTACTCCAATCATTAAGTATTTGATTTCAGTATACCCGTGAACGTTGGTTTAAACCCGAAATTTTTTTGAAATTTTACTAGGCGGTATTTATTGTTACCGATTTAGAAGTGCCGACCAGTAATTGACATAGTCAGGAGCGAATTAAGTTCATATAGCCACTAAATCCACCACCATACAGCGGACAAGACCCAAAGTATTGATACAACAGCCCCTGGATACGTGCAATTTCACGCTCTGGTGAGTAACTATTACCCGGTTGACCCGTCTCCCACTCAAGAACATCCGCTTTCACAAGTGTCTTACCGCTGCTATCAGCATTCAACGTTGTCATATTCACCTGCGCTTCATCAAATTGATCCAACAGGTCCTGTATCGGGCTAACCAGCGTTGGAGAAATTTCAGCCAGTTGATTCATACATACAATAATCTGCTCCTTATGATATACGCTGATCAACAAACCACTCGCAATTAATACCCGCACCTCATCGCCATTGCTCCACCCCGCTGCCGTGTTTAACGTGGCCATCAGATGCAGAAAACATTGCTATTCTATATTTCCGTTATTTACACCATATAATATTAATAGTTACTTTTTCATCGTGCTACTGAACTCGTTATCCGTTTTGCTGGCAATTAAATCTAAATCTGAATTCGGCACTCGCCAATTGTTAAGAGAACTTGAAACTTCATATAATGAAGGCTACGGCAAAACCCTGTTAATTCGTATTTTGCCACTATTAACCGTTGACGAACGCGAGTGGTTAAGGGGGTTGTATTGAATTAATGTCTTTGCAGGTATCTGATCGCATTCATTAGCCTGTCCTCGCTGTCCAAAAATTGTCCTATGCCGGTGTTACATCTTCCGCATAGTACGCCCCGCACCTTGCCGGTCCTATGATCATGATCAATGTGTAACGTTAAAGGATTCGATGGCTTCAGGGCGCATATCTCGCATGACCCGTTTGCCCTTTTTATCATCCTTTTATGTTCGTCACCCGAAATTCCATACTGCTTCAACCTGGAGGCATAGGTGCTTCTACGTCGCTTGCAATCATCAGAGCAGTACTTCAGTTTCCTTTGCGCCATAAATCGTTGTTCACATACGCTGCAATTATTTTGGATTATTGGCTTCTCGCGATTTTTTGCCTCCTCTTTCTTTTTCTGTGAATCCAAGGTTCGACAGGTTGATGAACAGAAAACATGATTGCCAGATCTTAGGGTCCTGAACACTTCCGAACACACCCTACAACGATGATGAAATTCTGGTAAATCTTCGTGGCCGCTCTTGCGACGCTTGCTTCTTGATTTTTCGCCTAGCTTCCTGCATTTTTCACAGCAATATTTTTTAGTTAAAATATTGGTTTCAAACTTATTACTGCACAATGATCTCTTGCACTCTTTGGTGGCCAATTTAATCAACTGCGAATGCAATAGTTTGCCGGAAACGGGTGGGGGGTATCGTATCGGAACAGGTGAGGGATTGGTTTTCGGGTCTACCTGCGTGAGACGGGTGAGATTTCGGGGTGGGGTACATCTGTATTACGTTTCGAATTGTGACATGAGGGGTCGGGTCGGAGGGGCTCGCCTCTAGGATGAAGGGGTCCAAAGGGAGAGACCCGTGACCACCTACCTTCCCGCTGAGCTGACCATGCAACCCTGCGAGATCAGCAACCCCGACACCCGCATGCTGGCCCTCGAGGCGGGCATGGCACGGGACGCCGCCTACGACGCCCTGCAGGCCTACGCTGACGCCGTGTACCGGGAGCTGGTGGAAGGCACCCACCACGCCCGGGGCCTGCGCTTCGACGCCTCCCAGGCCGACCTGATCACCAGGGGGATCCTGTCGGAGATGGGCGTCGAGATGGCGCATGACTGGGAGTACGGCCCCACCGCCCCCTAGGTTACGTATTGTTACGGGCCTCGGCATCGATGCCCATCCGTCCTACCATTAGCAAGTCGACCAGGGAACCACCCGATGACCCAGCTCTACACCCGCGCCACCGCCGACCGCGACGCCGCAGTGATCCGCTCCATCGCCCGCAACTCTGATGGCCGCACTCTGCGCGACCTGCAGGATTGCATCGCCAACCTGAACCTTGACGCCCACGTCTGGCGCTCCACCTCTCGCGGCTACCGGGTGGCCATCGCTGGCCTGACCCTGAACTGGGTGGAAGTGAGCACGCTGTCCCAGGCCGCCGCCCTGGCTGCCCTGCGCATCCCCCAGCCTGCTGCCCCTGGCCCCCTGCAGCGCCTCGCCCAGTGGGCCAAGGGGTTCGACCTGCAGGAGCTGCGCTGGGACGTGGTCAACGCCCTGCTGGACCGGGGCGTGCCCGCCCTGACCCTGATCCCCCTGCGTCAACTGCCACGCCTGGTGGGCAGCACAGAGTACGCCTGCAAGACCCAGTGGTTTGAAGCCCCGCTGTGGATCCTGCATGAGGCAGAGCTGGACGCCCGCCGCTGGCTCGACTGATCAGCGATCCTGATGCATAGGGGTTCCTGATGACAGGGGCCCCATCCATCAGCAATCCTGATGCATCAGCAATTCCGATGAATCGGCCAGGATCGATCAGGACTCCTTATGTTACGAAATGTTACAATTTCTTGACCCGCTGCGAGGGCGTGATAGTGGGGTGGCGGGCGGGTGAACGGGGCGTTCACGCTCACCCTGCCTCATCCTTGCCAGCCCCTCCCGATCCTCGTCCGCAGGCGTGAGAGTGAGCGGTCCCTGGGGCCAATGTTCACGATCGTTTCATTTCATTACAGAATCCGCCCTGGCCAGCGCTGGGGCCATCCCAAAGCCTTACAATCAACCTGTACCACAAGGGAGAAACCCAATGGGAGCCGTCAAAGCAATGGCAATTGAGCTCGAGATCCACCAGGATCAAGCAGCCGCCCTCGGCGATGCCGCCACCGCATTCCGCCTGGGGATGCTCGAGGCCTGCCGACTGATCGGCGAAGTTGGCAACCGTCACATCGGCAGCTACGACGGCGACCCGTTCCTGGCCGTCAACGACTGCTGGCGGGCAGTGTTCGAGGCAGCCAACTACCTGAGGGAGGTGTCCGACCTGTAAGCCGCGTGAGAGTGAGCGGTCCCTGGGGCCAATGTTCACGATCAAGCCATTCACCGGAGTCAATCCATGCCCGTCCCATCCGATCTCACCCTGAGTCAACTTGCCTTTCTGAGAGCCTGCGGAAACAGTGTCTGGGGTGTCAAGGCCCGCGATACCTGGGCCGACCCTCGCACCATTGGCAGCCTGCTCAACCGTGGCCTGATTGAGCTACATAAGCCAGCAGCACCGCTAGACAATCCCAGTGGGAACGCCCACCCTGATGGGCATTGGCAGCCGACGCTAAAGGCGCTAAGATCTCCAGTGTGGCCCAATCAACCCCACCGCCTCGCATGAAAACCTTTATCGCCATCGTTCTGCTGATCCTTGCCGGCAGCACTGCCAATCTCCCCCTCGCCGCTGCTCTCCTTGCTGGTGGTATCGGCGTCGGGTTCGTGATAAAATAATTCTGATCGTGAGCGGTCCCAGGGGCCATTGTTCACGATCATCACGTTTTGTTACGGGCCTGGCTTTCGCTGGGTCCTTGCTTTATACTAAAAAAGTTCAAGGGGAGAAACCCATGACCGCCCAAACGATGACAGTCACCGACCTCACCCCACTGTGGGACGTGCTCGCAAACCTGGGATGGCACGAGGTGCCAACCGATCTCAGTGAGATTGACGAGAACTGGTGCTTCAACCGACTGATCGAGTACTGTGCCGGAGAGCTGGTGGACCTCGTTTACCAGGCCGACTGGGAATGGATGAATGAGTCCGCCCAGGAACTGCGCGAGATCTGGGCTGAGGCCCATGCTGACGACGCTCGCCACCTGGCCGGGCGCTGGTAAAAGCGAGATCGTGAGCGGTCCCAGGGGCCATTGTTCACGATCAAACCATCACCGGAACCGATCCATGACCAACATCACCAGCAAGTCCACCAAAGCCGAGATCCTGGCCGCCTACGAGGCCCTGTTGGCCCAGTCCCAGGCCGAGACCATCACGCCAGCCGCAGCCCGTAACACCGCCGCCGTGGTAATCCGCGAGACTCAGGCCCTTGTAACGGATTGCTACAAGGCGGGAACCCTGTTGCACCAATGGATCTCAGGGATTGTTGCCGAACTCTCTCAGCCCGTGCTACGCTCTAACGCATGAGCGTGAGCGGTCCTAGGGGCCATTGTTCACGATCATTTCACTTTGTAACGGACCTGTCCGATCCGGCCCTCTTCCGATTATTCTTTAGAAGTCACCCAAGGGAAAACCCCATGACCATCACCGAAGCCACCGCCCTGATTGTCGCCAAGTCCAAGGAAGCCCCGCTCGGCTACAGGAACTGCGGCAAAGCGGCCTGTATGTACTGGGCTACCACACAGCTTTGGAACGCCGAGTACGCTTCCTGGCAGGCCATCGCCACTACCAGCCTGGGCTCCGAGAGCTCCGCTGCTCGCTGTGCCTGGGAACGTCGCACCGCCTACTCTGACGCCTCCACCCTGCTGCTACAGGCCTGGTGAGCGTGAGCGGTCCTAGGGGCCATTGTTCACGATCAAACTCCCTACCTCTCGACATTCCCGCCCGGATCCAGTACAATTCAGACAGTCAGGAGTTCATCCCATGTCCAACCAAGAAATCATCCGCGAGCAGATCGCCAATGCTGGCTCGGGCTTTGTGTCTGTCTATTTCACCAAGCTCAACGGTGAAGAGCGGCAGATGACGTTCAACCCTCGCCACTTCGGTGAGGTCAAGGGCACTGGCCACGCCATCAAGGATCCGGACGCCCTTGCTAACATCGTCCGGTGCATGGACATCAAGAAAGGCTGGCGAAGCTTTGACTGCCGCCGTGTCTTCCGGATGCGAGTCAATGGGGAAGTGCTAGACCTGATGCCAGAGGAATGATCGTGAGCGGCCCTGGGGGCCCATTTGCTCACGATCGCGCTGCGATTATAGCCGACTCCAGTCCCGTTCTCTCGCTCTGTAATAAAAAATAACATTTGACACCCCGCCCCGGCGGCTGTATTATTGGAGAGCCCAATCAGGTTTTAACCGTGGCCATCAATCAGAACGGCAGGATTTTATGGGAAGGTCCATCTAATTATGATGGCGCTCCCATAGTTGTTATTGCAACAGGTTTCGAGGATGTATCAGCCAACGACAAGACCGGCGGCATGATCCAAACATGGATCCTGCGGCAAGATGTAAAGCCTAACGAGGCATTTAAAAACGGTTTAGGTGCATCTGTCTGCGGCGATTGCACACACGCGGGCTACAATAATAAAACCTGCTACGTGTTATGGTATCAGGCGCCTTTAGCGGTTTGGGGTTGTTACCAGCGCGGCAATTATCTGCCCATCGGTGATGACTGGCATCTGTTTGATGATGTAAGCCTACGTGTAGGATCTGCTGGTGATCCTGCTATGGTGCCCGGGAATGTATGGGTTGAGCCTATTCTGAGGGCAAAGAATCATACGGGTTACACTCATCAATGGCGGCAAGAATGGGCGCAACACCTTAAGGGTATTGTTCAGGCATCTTGCGATGGTTTGAATGATTACCTGGAGGCAACTGCCCACGGCTGGTCTACGTATCTTGTGACACCCGAGGGCATACCCGACCCCGCCGGTACTGTACACTGTGCCGCCTCTCATGAGCGCGGGCAAAAAACAAATTGCGCAACCTGCCACCTGTGCGATGGTAACAGTGCTAATGTAGTAATTCATGCCCACGGCACCCGTGGTAACAAGGTGGAGCTAACAAACTAATGACAAACATCCTTTGGGCTTATGATGAATCTAGCGGCAGTTTTTCAGCATTGCCAGCATCTCCCTGGCTGCTACCAGCTATAGGCCTGCTGGCATTTGCCGCCCTTTGTAAAAAAATAAAGCCACCTTCCGCCGTTGTTGTTGACACTGGCAGGCCCATAGATTATCAAACTATGGCCTGCAATAGCAGCAGATACTATCAACTATTGGAGAGGCAGAGTATAGGCGACCTGTCGGAATCAGAGCAGGTTGAGATGATTAACCTGGCCCATCCGCCTTGGGCAAGACCGGGGGAAACCTGGACCTATTAACCTTTGCAACGGGCTGGCGCTGCTGGCCCGTTTTTGCTATTATTGGAGAGCACACGGGAACATCCCATGATCAGCCTGGCAGTCTACGATCCCCGCCCTTTGGAGCCCGACTGGGTTCGCTTCGGAGAGCATGACCCCGCCGAGGATCCCGGCGAGCTGAATTGGCTCATCAGCGAGCGCCGCTGGAATCGTGACCTGAAAGCATACGAAACCTTTGAGGATTCGGGCCATGATATTGAGGAACTGTTTAAGTTGCTAGATCACATTTACGCTAACGGAATTGAGGTTGAGGTAGAGGTTGACGCTACCGAAATGGGTCCGGTTGAAAGAATGCCAGCCATACAGGAATGCGCCTGCTATAAGTGTAAAGTTGAGAGCTTTACTATGATGCACACCCTCATTAAGTTTAGCGATTGCGAGCAGGAAACTACTGATAACGATGAAGCTCTATACATGATTGAAGCGGCTATTTATAATCGAGAAAAAATCTTAGCAGACATCAATCAGATTGATCCTACGCCATAAAATATAACAAATTGGCTGATTCCTCGCGAGATCGTGAATCAGCGCGAAAGCGCAGGCTGATTCACGCTCACCCGTCTTTGTTAACTTCTGTAACATGCCTTGCCACCGGCTTGGGCGGGCCCTATTATTAGGAAGTCCAAAGGGCACAACCCAATGTCCATCTACACCGACAACGGCTACGCTGACCGCAAGGAGTACCTCGACGAGCTTCGCGAGGAATACGGCAACCTGGTCGACATTCTGATCACTGTGCTGCCTGCCAGTGAGGATTTCGACGGGCTTGTTACCGAGCTTGATGATGCTGCCTACGCCTACCACGACCTGATCGGAGCCTGAAACCATGCAAGTCACACTTGAATTCCAACTGACCCAGGACGACCTTGATGACATTGTCGACGCGGCCTGTCATGGCATCGGCTACTGGGCAGATGAGGCAGAGTACAGCACAAGCTTGCTCAGCATCTCTGCCGAGGATGGCGCGGAGGTCCATGAAATCGGCAAGGCCGACATAGAAAAGACAATGGCCAGCATCATCGAAGGCAAAGTGTCGATCTCTGATAGCATCAGGAACGACATAAGTTCAGCCATCAGGGAGAATGATTACGGTTACATTGACAGCTATGCCGCCGATGCGATTGTCCAGATAGCATGCTTCGGCGAGATTGTCTACGGTTGACAAATGGGGGCTTCGGCCCCCTTTTTTAACGCATGAGCGTGAACAAGCGCAAGGCACAGGCTTGTTCACGATCGCCCTGCTTTGTTAAGCTATGCAACTTTCCGGCTACCGGGCCCCTGGTCGATGTATTCTTAAGGAGTCGAAGGGAGCCACCCATGCAATTCCAACTTCCAGCCAACCTCCGCCAGCAAGTCGCCGCCTACGATCCGGCCCTCAAGGCGATGCTGGCCGCCCAGGCTGTTGCCAATGGCACCGCGAAGAAAAAGTCTACCACCCCTCTGGGTGTTCCTGATGATCTGTTCCCGGCAGAGGTCATGCCGACAGAGCAGCAGGTCGAAGCCGTCAAGCGCATTAACTTAAAGCCTGCGGCAGAGCGTTTTGAGATCAGCCAAAGCGGCGACTACCTTTGCTTCCTTTATCACCACGAAAAGATTTGGGTTGCCGCGTGGCATTACACCGGAAACAACGATCTGCTCGACGAGTCGGTTCCCTACATCTACGGCCTGTCGGTTGCCTACAAGGCGGCACCATCAACCGCCGACAAGATCGGCAACGTCAACACTGGCAACTGGCAGCAGCTATTCAACAAGCGCGAAGACATGACTGAGGTGAAGTATGGCCGGGTGCTGTTTCTGAAGCGTACCAAGCTCTTCACGCTTGAGGCTATCCAGTCGGGCGATGATGGCCCAGGTTGGCTCTCGCTGCTCAATTCGTGGGGCAGTAGCTCAGCCCTCAAGTATCCTGCCGCCCGGCAGTTCACTGATTCGATCCGCAATCGCATCCCGACGTGGAGCGACCGGGGCAGCCCCTTTGAGCGTATCAAAGACAAGAATAATTCTGTCGCCGCGAGACTTCGCAGCTACCACTCCAGCGAACCCGCGCCCGCTGGTGACGTGACGGCGGAATGGCTTTTCGGCACTTGCTATAACGTGTCAAGAAAGATTTTTGACACCCCGTATTTCCGTCGTGATCTACAGAAAACCGTTGAGCAGATCAACGCCATCTACCACGACCAGAGCGTAACCGACAGCGACAAGTTGAAGGAGCCGCATTGCCTGTGGCGGCAAAAGATGGAGAGCGCCAATCGACTGATCTCTGTCTACGGTGCCGACGTTCCTGTTGATTATGTTCAGAAGATGTACGACATCGGGACCAATGTAACGGGCCAGGATGTTGCCGGATGCGTTGCCGCTTGGTTTAAGGAGAATGTACCCGTCGCTTCTTTCGTTGGCTGGCACGAACGTTTCTACAACGAACTCCATAAAGAATGGGCTGGCAATTCAGACGAGAGGATGCGTCGCGCCCGGTTCAATAGCACTGGTGAGCCTGCCGCATACTTCAGCGAGCTTCGCGACACCCAGAACATGATGCTTGAGCTATGGCG